ACCATTGCCGATATGCGTCATCGCATATCGCTCTTTCAAGCAGCGGCGACCTGTAGCCAGAACTGACGCGGATTGCGTTGTTGTTCAAGTGTTGCCTCACCCGCTCAAGACCATTTGCCGTGCGCTTCAAGTTGTCCAGCGTGGCCTGGTCGGTCGGTATATTGTTGATCCCCTTGCGAATGGCAGTCTGCGAAAAGCACATTTCCTCAAGCGAAAAGTGACTTGTAAGCTGGGTCATTTGTCTACCTCCGGGTCTTTCCTGAGTTCTGCCATTTCCTGCATCAGGTCAGGCGGGATAGGGATATGGTTTGACTGGAGCAGCGCCTCCAGCTTGATGACAACTACGACAAGTTTTGTCACTTTGACCGCAAACTTATGAATCTTCACATCCTGCGCGTCGGCCTTTTCCTCCAGGCCTTTGATGCGGTCCAAGACATTGGTCGTTAGCTGGTCGCTCTTGATGCTGTTGAGCAACTTTGGTATCAGCGCGGCCAGGGCAACGAGTGCAATGGCTATGACGGACGCAGTGCCAAGAGTGCCCCCGTTGGATACAAGTTTTGCGAGTTCTTCCACTACCAGCCTCCCAGCTTTTTAAGTGCGAAGGCGCGAGACAAAATCCACACTTCAACGCATGCGTTAACGAAATACATCAATACCAAAAGTGGATGGGCTTCACCAATAACATGCGCGATCAGGAATGACCAGATCACGATCCCAACAACCGGAGTCACTGTGCGCGTCAGACCACTTACATGATCTGCACAAAACAGGCCAACCACGCGCCCTGCGATTACCGCGCCCATACCAAAGGAAACTGCAAGATCAAACGCGAAGTGCATGTACCCGGTATCTAGTCTTGCCCACAACGCTAGGTGAAAACCGACAAGCAGATAAATCATCAGCATGATGAACCTGACTGGCCTCGTGGAATCGAAGTAAATCGACTCTAGGGTGTCTCGTACATTGGTCATGTTTTGATCCAGTTTCTGTCCATGCTGAACAGGTAGCTCAGTGCCGTGGCCGATGTCACCTTGCCTGCACAGTGCAGAACCCGGCCATCTGTGAGTACCGCCATCGCCGCCGCCGCGTTGCTCATGGGAAGGTGCGCCGTGTCGCGTTCAAACAGGTTGTTTTCAATCGAATAGAGCGTTGCCCGGGCTGTCGCCAGCGTGCCAACAAAACCACCAACAACCAGAAGGCGACCATCAGGCAGAAGTGATGCGCAATGGGCTTGGATTCCGCCCCGGTGAAGGTCCGATAGCGCGGTCCATGTGATTGTGTTGGTGGAGATTGCGCCGAAGTACGGCGTGACGTTCTGTGTTGTGCCGTCTGTGCCGCCCAGCACCAGAATCTTGTTCGTTCCGACCAGCGTTGTTGTGTGCAGGGCCAAGACCTTCGGGAAGGCTGTACCTGATACCCACGTAATCGTGTTGCCGGATACCGTGCCGAAGTACGTTGCAGAGCTATAGGTGTTTGCTGGCGATGGGTTGTACCCGCACACCGTTAGCACGCGCCCATCTCCAAGCACCGTCAGTGTCGTTGACCGCACGGCAACAGGCATGCTGGTGCCCGCCGCCCATGTGATCGTATTGCCCGAGATTGTCCCGAACAGAGTGGCCGACCCGCCATCGCCCATGTTTCCGACAATCAGCACCCGGCCATCAGGCAGGAGTGCCGTGGCATGCTGGTAGGTCATGCTGACCAGTGCAGTTCCAGCGGCCCATGTAATAACGGATCCACTGACCGTGCCGAAATACGTGTCCCGCACAGCGCCCTGCCCGCCTATCGCCAATATCCGACCGTCTGCCAGTGGGGTAAGCGTAAAAATGTTATTGGCGGAAGGGTACGAGGTTGTCGGACTCCACACGCCATCAGATTCAACGACCGTTGGCAACCCGAAGGTAGTCGATCCATCGCCCTGGCCGTATGTTGTGCCGATGACTGCGAACAGCGCAGAGTAAGTTGAGCGAGATACGTTGATGACGTTAGCACCCATTGCCGAAGTAGCGTCACATGAAAGCCAGCCAGAAGGCGATACGCCAGCCGGAAACTGTGCCATTGATCCAGTTGGCGCTGTCCCGCCCGCGCCCGCAAGCGTGTCACCGGCTGGGAGTTCTGTGACTCCCCCGGAAACCAAGACAAGCGGGGTTCTGGAAACCATGGGTCACGCCAAAGTGATTGGCGTCTGTGACTGGAAGTTCATGGCCGTCGTGCCCGTAGCGAACCCTACGCGCTGCACCACGTTGCCAGAGCCGGTCGGCGCTGTGCTTGTCGCAAGGCCAGCCGTTGTGGACAGGAACAATGGCCCCGGCGTCATGCCGGTAACTGAGGAATTCGTACCTTCAAAATAGACTGTGGCCGATGCGCCAGAGCCAGAACTTGCCAGAACAAAGCCGTGGGCTTCTTTCCCGGCGATGGTTGCGTCTGCCTTGCGTACCTTGGCACCAGTGTTGTTCCAGATATTCACCAGGTCGCCAGCGGCCAGAGCCTCACTGGTCGTGAGTGTTGCAGTGTCCGCGCCGACGCCTGTTGGCATCATGGTGCTGTCAATTCGCCCAGCAGCGTCCAGGGCAACCACTTTGCCAGAATCCCCGGCTCCTGCGCTTGTCGTCTTGCTGTTGACAAACGTACTGTCCAGAACACCGGATGCATTGAGCGCCGGAATCTTCTGCGCGTCCCCTGCGCCTGCGCTTGTCGTGATTGCAGCTTCCTCTGCCAGTACCCCGGCACTGTTCTTGATGTATTTGGTGCTGCTCAATGTCCCCATGATTCACTCCTTATTTGAAAATTGCAGGCTGGAAGTCAACCGCAAGCCGTGTTGCAGACTTTGCGATGCCAAGAACCTTTGAGAAAACTGCTGCTTCGGGGACCGTCTGCGTGAGCGCACCGGCCAGCCCAAGATACACATGGGCATTTGGCGTGAAAGTCCAGCCAATATGCTCGATTGCCCCAAAAGAGATAACCTGCACGTTTCCGCCGATGACAGAAGCGTTCAATGCGATGCCGACTACGGTTCTATGCGTACTTGTCGCGGCGTCTGCCGGTATGACTTGGCCCAATGAATTGAGAGTCAGTGCCTCGTGACCGTTGATGGCCACGGCGGCGACATAATTCACCGCTCCAGCAGCTCCAGGGGGTCCAAGCGGTCCGACCGGACCTTGTGCAGCCTCGGTGATGATTTCAATCACATCACTCGTTGTCAGAACTGTAGTCCCGCTGTCTGTCGTGACAATCTCGGTTGTCAGAGCCTCGGTGATGATGTTCGTATCGGGCGCTGCGGTTTCTACGATCTGTGTACCAGAGTCAGATACGACGACCGTAGACCCGACTTCGACAGTCAGAACTTCCGGTGTGGTTGACTCGGAGAGTGTTATCACCGCGTTACCTCGGGACTGACGACGACAGATCCATAGACCAGGCGGTGAACGGTCACAGCGTCGGCAAGAACGATTTCCAAGTCATAAACCGCCTCTGTCCATGTGAACGCGGCAGTTGCAGTGGCGGTTATCAGGATAGTGACCGTGCCTGCTGCGCCGCCCAGCGTGATGCCGCCATTCTCGGTCGTCAGTTCTGCATGCACCGTTGCACTTGCAATCGTTGGGCGAATCTGCATTCGAGCTGTGCAGCCAGTCAAATCAACAGCTACAGCAGGCGTGCCAGCTTTCCAAGTAAGAACCTTGGTAAAAGTAGCGCCCTGCTCAACGGATAGTTTCAGTTTTGCTGCTGACATCAGTGTTTCTCCATGATGTCATTGTGCAAAGCAGCACACGGTCTGCCAAACCTTAGCGAATCAATTCAACAGAGTAGGTTGCACAAGAGATTGCAAGGCTTCCATTTCAGCCTCAAGCAATGGCTTCTCCATTTTGCGCTGCTGCAACCCTTTGCCGTGGAAACTACCGCGCCTGGCGCTGTCTTTGCACTCCAGTTCTTTGGCAAGGCATCGGTATTGAATGCCGTTCCGCTGGTTTGCAATGAACGTCCTCATGGCTTCGAAGGCATTGATGAATGCGATTTGATGCACAACTGCCTTTTTCCCGGTCATCTTGCCGACAATGAACTGATACCCGGCCTGCGTCATGGTAAACATGGGTTGTTCCTTGCCTTGCGCATTGATGTAGGAGGACTCCCCGAAATTGAGGAGTCCCCATTCTCCTGACTCAGCTATGCGCTGGCGAATCAAACGAATAACGCGGTCGTGTCGCTTGCCATGCACTGCTGCGACCTTCAATGAGTCGGTTATCAGCCGGTCCCCATCAGATTGGATGAATTGAGAAAATGCCAGTTCGGGTAGTGCTTCCATGATGCTTCCTTGCTTTAGTTGAACAAGTCAAGAAAGCAAAAACCCTTTGGTTCTTGACTCTCCACATCGCGGCGTGATCCCTTACGGGACTAGAGAGCCAAGGCCAAAGGGCTTTGGTATGTCTTGCCGCGACGCTTGACGGAGGCAAGTTTCAAATAATGCAATCGAACGTGCAAACCTTAGCGAATTAGCTCTTTGAGTACACCCATGCAAGCCCTACAAGGATCACTATCCCATAGGGCATTGTGAAGAAGGCAAGGCCCACCAGTCCGACAACGACCGACAGGCCACCCCAATTCATCGTGAAGCCGCCAACTCTTGACGCACAGCAGCTCGAATCTCTTTCGGTGCCGTTTTTTCTATGCGTTCTGCTTTGGTCTGGTTCATTTTTTGCACACGGCTGCGGATCTGCGCGAAGTTGATGCGAATGGGAGATTCAGGATTTGCTCGATTCCATTCGGCCAGGTCGTCCCGTGCTTCTTGGATTTTACCAGCGTCCTTCTCAAATATACCCATTGCCCACCGATTTGCAATGTCAGTCTCGTTGATCTTGTTCAGGCCAATCATGCGAGTCTGCTCGAAGTTTGCATCCTGTGCGCGTTTCACATCATTGGGCTGGAATCCGATTGCCTTCACCAGTGCATCTGTACCATCCGTGGACAGCACTTTCATGCCCTTTGCATCGCGGTACATGCCCATGTTTGCCATGTCGTAGGCTTGCGTCAGGTTCTGCAATGCCTTGGGAGACACTGAGTTCACAGCGCCACCCACATCCCCGGTAATCAGCTTGCCAGCAGCATCAAACCCGCGCTTGGCAAAGTCACCCATTGGTCCGGCAATTTCCGCCACATCACGGGTATGGTCTGCCTTCTTGGTGAACAGGCCAGTTCCAGGGACAAGATTCCCAAGACCCAATCGGCCAGACACGTCGATAGGCACACCAGGAAGGCCAGAAATACCCCGCTCCATGAACTGCGCCCCACCTTCACCAAGAATCGACACAAAGAACTCTTTGCGCTTCATCTTGCTGTCGAAGTTGTAACCCATGGATTGCATGACACCTGAAATCACATCGTCCAGATCATCAGCACCAGGCATGCCACCGGCACCGGCCATCAGGAATAGCACGCCCAAAGCAAGCAATGCGGCCTTCTTGCCTTCTGGGCCATTCTTTGCCATGCGAGAGAGCATTTCGATGTAGGCAATCGAATACTGCTTGAATGTGAACAAGGTAGATCCGACCGCACCACGCGCCCATGCCGGTTTGTTCCCCTTGTTGTACACACCCTGCGTTTCAGCGATTGCCTTTCGCGCAAATGCATCCGGGTTTGCGATACCCTGTGCCACGGCTGTACGATAGGCTGCAATGAACGTCACGCGGCGATTGAACTGCTCTGCCACTCCGAACAGCTTGCCCCATGCAAGGCTGACCTTGGACAGTGCATTGTTTGCCTTTGCCATGGCATCACCGGCCCGGGTTCCGTCACCTGACTGCAACGCGCCCTTGCCTTGGGACTGTTGCATCAACTGGTGAACCTCTTGCGGCGATACGGTTCCATCTTCCTCTGCGCGTTTCAGTGCAGCGTCCAGCCTGGTATCTCCGGTCAATTTCTTTCCGGCATCCTTCATTGCCGATGTCATTTGCTTGGCAGCACTTGAAACCCCGCCGTACTGTGACAACCATGGGAAAGTCATCGTAAATGGCTGTGTCATGTTGACCATGGCCGAAGCCACCGACCCGCCGATGTACTGTGCGAAAAGCAGTCCGCGCAGTGCTTGCGCTTCCTCGCGTGGGTTCTTGATGTAATCCACCAGCTTGACGGCGGCGTCTTTCAATTCGCCTTGGTTCTGCGAAATGTCGTTCGCTGCATTGGTCATTTCTCCCATGTGCAGGCTCGATGCAGTCTGACGGGCATTGGAGTAGACAAACCCGGCCAGCACCCGGCCAGCATCCTCGCTGAACCCTGCGATACCCTTGCGCTGGATCAGTCGCTTCATGGCCGACCGGCTGGATTTCGCCAGCTTCAAATACTCTTGGAATGCCTGCGATGCTGCACCGTCGCCCTGCGATTCGAGTCCAAGCATGTCGCCAAACAGTTCCAGAGTCTCAGGCGAAACTCCCGCAAACATTTTGTAGGCTTCCTCAGACACGGTTCCCTGCGTGATGGCAGAACCCGGGTAGAGTCCTTCCATCTTGCGGCGCATCTTGGAAGCCTCTGCGGCGCTCTCGAACATGCCGAAGTAAGCCCGCTCCCCATCAGCGTCAACCACGTCCAGGGTGTAGGTGCCAAAGCGAGACAGTGGTGCATAACCCCGGTCCATCAGATCCTGCGCCTTGTTGGCCTTGTCGATCATCTTGTTGGCCGTGTCGGTCAGAACGTCATTGTCATCAGCAACCGACAACAGGTAGTCACGCAGCATTTCAGCCGCTTCGCCTACTGTTTTAGACTCCAGAACCTGCTCACGGATTGGGTCCACGTCCTTTCCACCGAAGCGGATCATGTCGGCAATCGCAAGATTTGTCAGGCTCTTGTCCGTAGCCTTGCGGAACTCTTGGTACAGACTGACTTGCTTGTCATTCAGATTGAACAGGGCTTTCAACTCTGCCGGTGTGAACACAATACCGGCCTTGAGCATGTCGCCCTTGTACTTACTTTCAATCAGTTTCTCGTACTGCTCAATGGGAAGTCCTTGCCACATTTTCAGCACGTTCTGACTGATATGGTCGCCACGCAGCAGGCGTTGTGCCTTCTGTTCTGTCGTCAGTTGAGTGGAATCGGATTCCAGTACGTCCATCTTGACAGGCTTTCCAGACTCGTCGCGGGACCAGTTCAAAGTACCCTCGAATACCGGCGTACTCAGTGCCTTGGTGTCTGCCGCGCTCAATGGTGACTTGGCAATGTCCTTCCAGCTTTCCAGCTTTGGAAGGATGTTTGGTGCCAGGTCAGCCGCCTCCGTGGCGAAGTAGCTCACATCGTTGATGAACGTCTGCACGGCGTCATACACGCGCTTGAATGCTGGAGAGCGTTGGGCAAGGTTGTACTGAGTTCCAACAGTTTTGTACCACCAGTTCAGCTTACCGGGCGCAGAATTGAACAGGTCGCCTACCTTGTAGCCCGCTGGCAGGTTCACATCGCGTGCGCTGTTGGCCGCGTTGGTCAGTGTGTCGCCAATGGATCGGGAGAACACAGTTCCTTGATCAAACGTAGGTTCAATACGTCCACCCAAAGAGCCGTTTGCGCTGCGCTCAACAAACGCCCGCGCAGGAAGGATGTACGACCGGATGATTTCCGCATCCGTCATGCTTAATTTGCTCAATCCCGGCACGTTCTCACGCAACCAGGTTCGGATCGCCGCGATAGCCCGCTGCACAATTCCAATGTCAGGCCGGGTCTGAGCTAATTCAGCAAGCACTTCTTCCGCTGCTGTCATGCGGTCCAGCTTGCTGCCCATCTTCAAACCGTACTGCTTGATCTTTGCATCAACCTCTGCCCTGCGGCGCATGGAGATTTCATTGAGTACAGGCTTCAACGCCCTTCCAAACAATCCACGTAGTCCGTAGTGGCCAAGAGCCTCGTGAAACAGAACCCGGGCAATGTCGTCAGGAGTCCCCAGCTTGGACGACATCAGATAGACCGTGCCCTTGTAGTAGAACCCTTCCGGCGTGCCGGTAGCCCCACCGCTGCGCTGCCTCTGGTCCTCTTTGCGCACGTTATCAGGAATGATTGGGTCATTCATGTCGAAGGCGACAACGATCTTCGGCGCGTTCTCCCAATGCGAGGCTATGCCATTTGCAAGTCGCTCTACCGACTCGTTCGCCTGGGACTGTGCGCCACGGGAGAATGTTGGCCGGGAGAATTGGGAGCGGGACATTGCAGGAGCCTGGTCATCCATACCAAGCACTTTTCTTGCTACATCCTGATTCGTCAATGCCGCGAGTGAAATGTCATCGCGTTCAGAAAGCAGGTACTTAAGCCCACGCTCCAGCGTATCGTTTCCATCAATACGCATGGACATGTTCTGCCCTTGCTTGTAGAAATCGGTACCAAATGCTTCAAGCAATCCACGGTCAAGGTACAGCGAACCGCCCTCCCGTTTGGACGAAGGAACCATCACTGAATAGCGTTCTCCCCCAAGCGAGACAATGCGCAACACTCGGTCAGGTGATCCAAGCACGGCATTCCGGCCAGCCTTGGACAAGAATTCAATGGCCTGCTCACTGGTGCTGAATGACAGTGTTGATGCGCCCTTTTCCTTCTTGTAGTCAAACTGGCGATTCATCAATACGCCTTGTCCGGTACCTCCGTCAGCCTTTGTGTAGCTGACAATCTGCCCTTGGTACTTACTGAACCCGGCCAACAGATTGCCAGTTACCATCCACCGCTTTTCACGCCGGATGTTGTTCCCATTCTCAAACAATGACCGGATCATCACGCGGTCAATCTTTCCGTCAGCTGTGATTTGCGGAACGGTTCCAGGCGTGACGTTGACACTGAATTGCTGCCCCAACTGTCCAAACCCTACCGACATCGTTCGTGCGTCACCGTTCGCCAGGGCAAACGTCATCTTCCATGCAGAACCGGCTGCGGGATTCTTGGTTTTTTGGTTGTGGGTAATTCCAGTGATAACGCCATGCACGACACTTGCATTTTTGTCGGTGATGGTGACGCTATCGCCCACCTTGTAGATGCTCAGTATCCGCTTGATGTTCTGACCCATCAGGAACAGTTGGTCCTTTTTCTGCCCCTGTACAAGTGCATGGTTGTCCGTGGTGACTGCCATCTTCTCCAGCACATCAGCAACATACTTCGCAAGGTCGGCATCAAACTCTTTGGCAATGCTGGTGTTGTACTGCTGTGGAGTGAGTCTATTCAAAGTCTCATTGATTGCCGCTTCAAGCTCCTGCGGGGTCAGTGGCTTGACGTTGCGCTTTACGTCCACTTGCTCCATATTGGCAGGCTCTGCAAACACGGATGTTTCCGTAGCAGAACCCTTGTTTGCCGTGATCTTCTCGCTTGTCAGGGTCTTTGCATCCAAGTCCAGAGCCTTGGTTTCCAACTTGTTGGTACCCATGCTGTTTTCACGGGCAATCAGGTCGTTGTAACGCTCGATCAGATCGGCGTAAATCTGCTCCTGCTGCTTCAACGGAAGGATTGGGATGTAGCCAGTTAGCTTGCGTATCAGTTCTTCTCCGGCTTCATTCAGGTCGGACGGCACTTCAATGCGCCTCTGTCCTCCGAGTGCATCATGCACTTCTGGATTGTCCAGCAAGAACTCTGCGGCCACTTGTCCGCCGTATTCATTGATGAAGTCAACAACACCTTCTGCCGATACTGCGGATTTCCGTGATGCCGTAGTGTTGGCGCTTAAACCCGCCATCTTCTTGGACAGGACTGCCGCTGGCCTCATTTCTGCGGGAGTGTCGGCCATTGCCTGTGTGTAACCGGGCGTAACCACTTGCCCGGTGCGGTGAACCCGACCCAGCATCTGCATGTGGGTGTCGATGTTCTTCTCGGCCTGCACAATGATCATGTGCCGCTTTTTCTGGTCTTTGAACTTGGCCGATGCGTGAAGGGACAAGCCTGTAGATCCTGACTGGTTCAGAATCAGCACATCAGCCGCGCCAGAATTAAAGTCGCCAATGGCTTTCAGGCGTTGCTTGATGTTTGCGGTACGGCTTGCCAGCTTTGCAATGCCTCCTTCATAGTCCACCGTAGCGGTGCGGCCTGTAATCTCGTCCGTCTTGTATCCCGCCTTGCGCAACTCGTTGTGCATATAGTCAATGGGCGAGATTGGCGCACTTCCGAAACCTGCATTCTGAATGAATGCCTGAATCTTGTTGTGCATGGGCAGCAAGTGACCTAACTCGGCGTCAGTCAGGTATTTTTCCTCAACCGTTCCGCCTGGGCTTTTCACCTTGTACTTGCGCTGCTTGTCCAGATACCGAAGGTACAGGTCTTTGAACGACAAGGAAACCGCATCACCTGGTCGAATCCCCATTTCGTCGGCATAGTCCTTCAAGAACGATCCCATGGTGTTCGATACCGTCAAGACGACCTTTTCTCCAGACTTCAACTTGGCAATAGCCAGCTTGACAGATTCTTCCACCTTGAGCGCCAGCAACATCTGGTCGATCAGGTTGTGCATGACTGAGCCAAAGTTCGCGCCCGCCACCTGGGTTTTCTCTCCGCCCATGTTCTGAGCGATGGCACCGTCCTTGTCGAACTCCTTTTGCATCTGCGCCAACAGAGCTTCTTTTGCGCGTGAAAATGCCAGAATCCAGCGCATCGACTCGGCCATGTTCTCGCCAGTCTTTCGGTCGATAGGCATCAACTGTGTTTCGTAGCTAACGCCAGCAAACGTGCGTTCGCGCCGGATGTACTGTCCATCAGCCGTCAACATGGTGGCAACCGCCTGCTGCAATGGAACCCCACCCGCTTTAATCGCGGTCGCCAGATCGGCGGGCTTGTCCACTGCCAAACTCATGTTGGTACTGGAGTACAAGTCCATCACATCCGGGCGTTTGGCGTAAGTGGCTGATGAAAAGAATGTTCCTTTTGCCAACTTGACCAAGTTTCTGGCAAACCCTGCGCGGCCAGGAACCGTCATTCCAGCGGCTTTCATCACCTTGGTAATGGACCGGCTGTCTTGCGCCTCTCCTGTTCCTCCAGCGTTGTGCGATTCATCAAAGATGATGAAATTGTCTTTTGCAAACGCTGTCAGGAATCGCTGCCGTTCTGTGGCCTTTCCTGAAATTGACTGCAACTGCGAGTAGGTCGAGAAAATGACCTTGTACCGTCCCAATTCGCCATTACCGGCAAACTCGGCCAGCAACGCAGCGGCATCCTTTGCATTGGACTTTGGAGCTTTCAGGGTCAACCTATGCTCTACAACTTCACCATTGACGTTGCGGTACAACTCATAGGGGATGCTCTCCCCGTTGTTGGTCATCAGGATGTGAGGCTTCCCACCTTCCAAATCCAAGTCTTTCGCCATGCCAATATCATCCAAGTCGCGGATCATGTCGGCGTAAAGGTTTGGCTTCTCGGTAATGAAGATTGGGACTTGCCCTTTCTTGATGGCGTACCGGATCATGGCCGCATTGACACGGCCCTTTCCGATGCCGGTCTGGTCCCCAATGATGAAGCCTTTGCCCTGCTCTGCGTTGTAGATCGCCAGCGCCAGGGCATCAATCTGTTCTGCTGATAGGTAGTCGCCTAGCTCTTGGCTGGTGTACCCGAGTGCTTTTGCAACGTAGGTATCAAGGTCGCCCACATCATCAGCAACCTTGGATAGCGACTCCTGAATGGCATCGCGCATGTTGACTGGCACCAGCGTGCCAACGGATGCCTTGCCAGATTTCGGCGTGTAGCCGACTTGGTTTTCGGTCTCGGCCTCTTGCCCCCTGCGGTCAGTTAATCCTGACCCAACGAGCTTACCGTCGAGCGGGCTATCTCTGCCCACATCATCAGACTTGTTTCCTCCATTGCCTGTTTTGCGTCCAGATCTTCCATCGACGCCTGCTGGGGCCACAAGCCCCCCTCGTACGGTTGCATCTGGTTGCGCAGATGCTCCTGCAATTCCGAGTTGTCCTCCACCAGAAACTGCCCCGCCTCCTGTGGATTGTCCGAGTAGTGGTCGTACTCCATCGCCCGCGCCATCTGCTTGAATGCTTTGGCTGGGTTTGGCTCCTTCAATACCAGGTCCGTCAGGCGCTCCGATAGAGCTTGTAGCCACATCCGTTCCGTGACTAACCCCGGTTGGATCAGAACCGACCCGAACTCCAGTTCCACTCCCTGCGGGCACCAAGGTATTTGCTTCATTCAATTTCTCCTTCAACTGATCGTAAGACATGATGCGCTGCGGTAAGTTCGCAGCAGGAAGGTCGCGGACAGACTTTCCACGGCCATCAATAACGATCACATCAACAGGATAACCTGCACCTTGACGCGAGTAAAGCCCGCCATCTACGGTGAAATGGTCTGTGACCTTGTATTCGTTATACAGCTTGTAATAAAACTCACGCTTTCCTTTTCCTCGGTAGCCGTCGCGTATCTGATCTTCATTTGACGCATCTACACCACCAACAATAAGCACTGCGCGTCCATCGTCTTTGATCCCGGACAATGAATTGAACACTATTGCATGGTCAATCTCTCTGGTGTTCAATGCTGGCGTGTTGGGTCCAGCGGGAACATCAAAGTAGATGGTCTTTCCTTCGCCATCCTTGACTGCGCCGAATGGCGGGTTCATTACCGCCGCATCAACTGACTTTGGCGCTGCAAGCTGTTCCGTTGCAGCGTTCTTCTGTGTCGGCGTGAAACCCATCACCTTGAGATTTGCAATGCGGTCATCATTCAGTTCATTGATGATGGTATTTCCTGGTGCAACTTCCAGCACCAGCGCGCTATTTCCTGCCGTTGGCTCGGCAACAATGTCACCCTTCTTGATCTTTGCAAGCCTTGAGGCAACAAATGCCAAAGGTATAGGGGTTGAGTACGCCTGCTGCTCCACGCTGGTAGATGACCTAACCGATAGGTTTGGCTGCGCGTTGTAGAGCGATACCAGCCTGTCATAGATGGTTTGGTCTGATCGCTTCTGATTGCGTCCAGCCTTGACAATTTCCCGACCAGCCAGGACAACACCCATTTCAATCGTTTCGTCTGCCAGCTTGGCGCTCTTAGACGACGACTCAATCTTCTCTCCGGTCAATTCAGATATGAACTTTCTGGCTTGGATTATGGTGTCGAATTTACCGCCCCCAATGAAGTGGTCGGCAACGCTCTGTGCGATTGCGTGTCGGCCTTCTGGCCCGTTCAGGGATGGCTTGGAGCTTGTGCTGGATTCTGCTTTATCTTCTGTATTTTCAAGTTTTTCCAGATTAACGGCGTCCATCGTTGCCTGGTCATCCATGCCTTGCAGATTGGATGCGCGTGGGTCGTACTTTGTCGCCATGTACCAACTTTTCAGGTATGGCTTCACTCCGTCGCCCAAGTCATCAATCATGGCCTTGGCATAGGCTGCAAAGGTTCGAGCGCCCTTCTCAATGTGATACCCAGACAGAATGATGCCGTCCATAAGCATTTCTGGATCAATACCGCTGTTCAATCGTCCAAGTTTGGATTTCAGTCGAGCGCGGGCTGCTGCTGCTGCATCCTCTGTAAATATGGTGTTGGCTTTGACTTCTGGCGCGGGAGTGGCTACACTTGAAATGTCGGACTTGAGGCGAGCTGTGTCACCCTCAACACCATCAGCGGTAGTGTCTGTCGTCGTACCGCTTCCGACAACCCTCTTTTCAAACGCTGTCAAAAGCCATTTTTTGGCAACGCCATTCCACTCCAGGCGAACTGCCGCCTTGTGAGTGTCCGACTCAAGTTGAATCCTGTTTTCTGTTCGATCAACAACCTTCAGTGAAGAAATCACTTCTTGCAGGTTATTTACGACTTCTGGATGCCATTTCACCAGCTTTGCAAGTCCAGATCCATTGCTTTCCTTGGTCCCGGCAGTCCCCCACACAAGATCAATATCACCGACTTCCGGGTGATTCAGCGCAGCAACGGCCTCGCCATCCTGTAGTTCAGTCAGCGCCCTGATAGCGCCCTGCGCGTCACCCTTGAACTGCGTCAGGATAGGACCGAAGTCGCCTGTTTCCTGCTTGTCCTCAACAATCGGCACGGCCTCATACCCGACACTGCCATCAGGCTTGCGGTATGGCCGCATTTCAGCTTTGTCTACGACGATTTCAGGCTTTGTCCCACGATCCACCGCATTCGGGAATGCCTGGCCATCGGCGCGTGTTTCGCTGTAAACCACTTCACCGGCAGGCTGATACCCAAGTCGCGCTATCGGTCCAGCCTTCAAGGCTTGCGCTTCTGGATGGGTTGAGTGTGTGCGTGCATCCTGCGGCTTGCCAATGCGTATCCATTGCCCGTCTACCTTCTTGACAGCGTGAACCTTTACACTCCAGCCTTCCCCCTTGTCATTGGGCGGCGTGTAGCTCAATACCTCGTCAATACCGCCGTAGCTCTGCACGATGTTTCCAGGCGTGAAGTAGTTGGCGCGGGCTTTGCGCTCGTCATCCATGCGCTGCTTGAGCGATGGCTTCTTGGGCTTTACTCCTGCTGCGGCTGGTGCTTCTTGTTGTTTCGATTTTGTTTCGACGGCTTCTGTGGTTTTCTCACTGGATTGCTCCTTTGGTTGTGAAACTGGCTTCGCCTTGGTCAGCGGCTTGTTCTTTGGTCCGTCCTTCACCCATGTCTTGAAGTCTGGAAAAAGCATGCTTGTGATGCCCTGCGCACCTTTCCAACCCTTTGCATAGTTGGATTGGTAGGCGGCTTCTGCTTCTGACAAACTCTTGAACCCGACCATGGCCTTGTGTTCGTCAAACTTCCCGTTGTGCGGGTGAACCTGGTCCACGATGTAGACCGGTCCAGCGTAATTCAGTGGCGTACCAGGCTTGATAAACAGGTCGAAGTGATCCTTGTCGTTTCCGACCGTACCCTTGATGTAGCCGTAGTGATGCTGCATCGTGACGGACCATGGCTTGCCGTCCTTGTCGGTTCCGCTACGCTCTGATCCAGCAGGGTTCTCGATAGACAGGTCAAGCCCGTTCATTGAGACATGGCCCTTTGGATAGTTTCCTGCGATCTTTTGTGCCTCAGTAGGCTGCGGCTTGTCGTTCAGGTTTGATGTTGCAGATTCGTGAGCTGCTGCGTCTATCCCATTGGTTGCCACCGTGGCGCTTCCGGCTCCGGGTACGTTGTCGGGAGTGGCTGCATTGCCTTCCACTGCTGCTGACGCTTCAACTGGCGCTTGCTCTGCTTTGGTATCGTTGGCTGCTGCTTGTTGGTTTTGGACACCTTGAACGTCCTTTGCTGTGAATCCTGGCCCTGCTTTGGCGTTGGTCTGCTTTCCAAGCTGCGTAGGCTGTGCTTTTCCTTGCGCTACTGGCGAACGTAATGCTCCACCGGCTCGTTCACCAGATTGACCCACGCTATCGTTTTTGCGTGCTGTACCGTGTACGGTTCCGGGCTGAACAGTTGCTGCTCCATTTCCCACGCTGTCTGCGGGGATATTCCCATCTTGTCCACTGCTGATTGGATTGGTTGGAAGAACTTTATCTGCCACGCCATCAGTGCTCTCCTTCGCGTATTTGCGCCTTGCTACGAACCCATCAAATACCGGGGCAATGGTCCAGTCCTTGCCCTCCATCTTGGCCCTGCGCATGGCTGTCTGCCAGGTTGGGAAAGGTGCGCCCATGCCATTCAGAACGTCACCATCCTGCGTACCGGCCCACTGCTTGCCTCCGTCTACGACTGGCTGATTGCTGAAAAGCACCGCACGCTTGTCCTCATCAGACATTGCGGATTCTGCAATTTTCCCGGTCGTGATCGGCTTGTCGGTCGTGTCCTTCTCGGCCATGTGCGCGTCATAGGCTGCTTGGTCGGCTTCACTGGCCTGCTGGTCGATGTGCGCCTGGTGCGCTCCGGTGTCGATGGCCACAAGTGCAGCGCCCGACAGTGCGCCACCCTGAGCGGCTGCATATTGGATCGGTGCGCGAATTGGATCCACAGCACCGGTTGATGCAAGTATTTCGTCATCAGGTCCAGCCACTGCGCGATTGGCTGCAATTTCTGCCTCGCTCTGGAGTCGTTGCTTTTCCTGCTGTGCCGCCAGAATTGCGCGGCCATCCGGTGCGGTTGTCTGCTGAACATCCGGATTGCCCATTTCCTCAGACTGAACTGCCGCAAGGTTTACAGGGTCAACCGACAAGTTTGGTGGTGTTGCGGGCGGTGTGGTCTGTGGTACTGCTGGTGGAGGCTGCTGTGCTTTGCGGCCAGAAGTATCCATTGCGCCAAACGCAGCGCCAGGACCAGCAGACGCCAGAGCCTCAAGAGTTGCATTGCTTGCTACGTTGTCCCATGTACCGGCCTCGTAGCCTGCACGCTGGGCTGCAAGATTCGCGGCAACCTGCTCTTGACCGCCCTGCGCGGCTTCGAGCGGCATTTCTGACAGCATTCCCATTCCGGCGCGGCCAACAATTCCGCGCTCTGCGGCTTTGGTCGCTACTTCGGTCACTGGCTTGCGCAATGCGCCCCGGACCATGTTACCGGCCATTTTGCTGACGCCGGTCAATGCATCAGCGGTTCCAAGCGCCCCGCCCAATGCGATCTGGTCAGTGTTTGCGCCGCCGTATTCCTGCGCCTTGATGGCTTCTTCCTCGGTTCCGCCACGCTTCTTGATTTCGTCGTAGATCGCGCCCTTTGCCGTGCCAGCTCCCATGGCCGCACCAATTCCAGCGCCAACGGCTGCGGCTGGCGCGGCTCCACCAGTCACAGCAGTACCGGCAATGATTGGGACAATGGATCCAAGTCCCTGCACTGCCGTCTGAACCGGTGCGACTGCGAAAGCCTTTGCTCCAGCCTTCACGCCTTCCCATGCTCCTTTGCCTTTGGCCGAATCCATCAGAGCAGACTGCTCCTGTTGATCTGCCTTGGCCTCCGGGCTTAGGTACTCGTTGATGCCTTTGTTTGCTTCGTCCAGGGTATTGGATACGGCATTTCCAGCACCGGCCACGTCTGCCAGTGCCTTGGTTGCGCCAACTGCACCGCTTGCGAACCCGAGTGCCTTGTCAGCAATGCCACGGCGAAGTGCGCCGGATGGCTTGGCCGGTTCAAATTGCGACCAATCAACCTCATTTGTTTTTGCTGGCGTTGTTTGTCCAACGGGCGTGAAATCATCCCAATTTACTTTATCGCTCATGGTATCTTTCAGATTAGTACAGGGACGCCGTTTTTAACGATGTAGTTTTTTCCGTCTTTCCCTGTCAGCTTTGTGCCTTCTGGGTGTGGTGCGGCGTTCGCTTGGTTCTTGGTGTTCACGACACGGCCTTGCGCGTCAAGCACTGTTGTGCCGATTCGCTGCCCATTCCCATCAAACTCCGGTACTACTGTGAACTTCTCCTGTGGCGGTGCCTTATCCTTGCCCATCAAGACACGGACACGCTCTGCCGACTTCTCGCTAGGGTCTTTGTCGTATGCATCAAATGCGGCCTGTAGGCGCTCTTGCTGCTTGGCTTCAACACCGGCTTTTGCCGCACTCCTTGCCTCTTGCGATTGCTCGATTCCGAACTTGTCGCGTGCAAGCTGCTGATTGAATTGCGTGCTTTGTCGCAGTGCCCCTGCCTGCACTTCTTGGCCTTTTGCCGTGATGTCCTGGCCACGGCGGGCAGTCTGATCTGCCAATGTCGTGCGTTGCATGGCTGCATCATTTCCAGCTTTCTGCGCCTGCTGGCCATCCAGTGCCGACAGTGTTTGCTTTGCTGCTTCCTTCTGTGCGCGTGTGGCTGCGTTGTCCGTGGTTGACGAAAGCGTGTTCTCTGCGCGTTGCCGTGCGCGTTCTGCATCTACCTTTGCGGCGATTGCGATACTGGTGTCAATGCCACGGTCCTGTGCCGCATATCCTTCTGCTTCGCTTGCCTTGCGAGTGGCTTCCATCTGGTTTCCAAGCGCAATGTCCTTTTGGGTCTGAGCATCTTGCACGGCTTTTGCAGCCAGCGGGTCGAATGCTGGCTTTGCTGGTGCAGTAGGAATGGCTCCACCGGGAACAGCAGTCTGGTCTGTTGGGCTGGCTGCTTGGCTATCCTGCGCAGGGCTGTAAGGTTTTGGCAATGCGCCAGAACCCGTAGCGGCAACCGCTGCCGGACTGCCTGGTAACGCGGGAGGCGGATTTGGTTGCGATGCTGCAATTCCCAATGCTCCAGCAGACGCTGCCGGTATTGCATAGGGCATTGCTTTCATGGCACCAGCAGCAAGACTGCCGACCTTTTCACTTGTCACGAGTGAATCGGCTATTTTTGCTCCACCAGACACAAGCCCTCTGGCCATAGTCCCGGCTGGTATCGCGTTGATCGCATTGTTCAGGTTGCGACCGAGTTCAGTACCGCTGGCCGATTGTGTCGGGTCAGGTTGCGGCGTTGGTCCTGTTCCAGTGCCTCCGGTTGGGATTTGTGCGATAAGGGCTTTGCGCTGTTCCTCGTCAATCAGCCCTCCACCGGCCATCTTGCGCACAGCGCCGCCGCACTTCATGCCTTCCAGCTTGCCCTCTGCTTTTTCGTGTGCTGGAGATTCAGAGCCATCGCCATACTCGCGCATGGCCTCTGCTTTTGAATCCTTTTCGTCGGGCTTGTCAGCAATGGCGTTGAGTGCCTCAAGAACCTCAAGACCGATAGCCTTCACGGCCTTGGCCTTGATCATGAATTCACCGTTACTCGCCATGATCGGCACTTGGTCCGATGTTCCAGTGCCTTTGCCTTTGATTGGCCCGCCTACTGCACAATTCTTTGCAGATTTCCTCAGAGCGCCGTGCGATTTGTTCATGTCTCAACCTTTGGAAGTTGAGTGCATTCTGGTTTTGCCACCCGAAAGTGGCAAACCTTAGCCGGATCACGATGATCTTGTCGTACTCACACCAGACGATGCATGCAAGTTGTTGAACAGAGCCGTTGCCATTTGCGCGATAGCTTGTGCTTCGGACAGTAGAACCTTGACCTTTTCCTCAACCATCATCACATCCACGTTCAGATTCTTCTCGTCCTTATGGAGCTTGGTCGTCACATTGAACTGCTCGGCCTGCTTCACCAGCTTGTTTGCGTCGATCCTCGCGCCATAGAACCCGGTGACGGCTGAAATCAGCTTGCTCTGCGCGTCATAGCCAACTCCGGTCATCCTCGCGGCCAGGTCCGGACCAGACATCAGAGCTTTGATGTAGTCAAGTGCTGCATTCATGGCAGTCTGCCTGCACAACAATGCTTTCTCAATGGCGAATTTCAGGTTCTCAACCGATGCTACGGTGATCTTCCGGGCAGACTCTGCAATGGAATCTTGCGCCTTCTGGTTGATCTGAATCACCGCCGATGCTGCTGCGCCTGGTGGCATTGGGAACCGCCTCGCTGCAAATGTCGCAAGTGCCGCATCCGATGCCCGTGACGCCTCGGCCAGAATCACATCGCTTTCGTCTGACAGCATCTGCGCCTTGACGGCTGCGGGTATTCCTGACGGGTCATCAATCGCTGCTGAAATCCAATCCTCTGCCTTCCCGTACAAAGCGGCATCGTTCGGGAAGTACGCAGTCTGGAACCCGGTGAACTTGTCCACCAGCATCGCAATGAGCTGCTGATACTTGGCGTCAAACGTGGACATCACATCAGTGACCGATACATCTGTCGGTATGGTGACGGTCGGCTCAACCACTGCGGTTTCGTTCGCAACGTCTGCCGTGATGTCCGCAATGCCGGTCACAAGCATGTTCTGAATTTCGTCTACCTTGGCCTCAAATGCCGTTACCTTGGTGTTGGCTTGGTCCCAAGTTGCATTGATCACGTCAGCAGAGAATTGCATCCCTGCGTAAAGCCCTGGTACAAGCGGCTCGTATGGTGCTGTAACGATGGTCATTTTTCAATTCTCCTTGCTATGGGTTTTGCCCCGAATGAAATCTTCGATAGCGTGAAGTCCGCGCCTGATGTGTTTGTCAACGTCAGGTCGAACCAGTTTGATTTAAGCCCCTTGCCCGGGTCAATCCGCTGAATCTGCATGTCCGCGCCGGATGCCCTAGCCGGATAGGTGTAATCCATCCCGGGTGCCTTGATCTGCATGTTCATGACGTTGGGAGAATCGACGCCAATGTATATACACGGCATGGACTTCCTTTTGTCAATCCCAAAGTCATGCTTCCCAAAGCCAATCGACGCGCTCATTGCATCATCTGTGTCGGTCTTGTACAGCCCGGTCGCCTTGGTTGCGTAGCACCTTGAAACGGATGTGAAATCATGCCCAGAGTAGGTCGTCACCGCTTTCGTGTCCAGATTCATGGTGTAGCCGCACGATGACACCCGCGTGTAGCCAACGCACTCGCAGATACTCGCAGTCCCAATGTCAGGTGGAGTCACATCAACTTTGTCGGCCATTGGCGCGGAAACCCCTCCTGATGTGTCAGCGAGTACGAACCCCATGTGCCCAAACCATCCGACGATTGCCTTGTCCGGCGTGTGAAAGGTCGTGCCAGGAACTGCACCATACGGGAGAACCTCGCGTATCTTGTCCTGCACGTTGCCCAGATCGCCCGGGATGAAGTACGTTTTGTCGGCTGCAATGTACGTCCCGCCCTGATTGCCGATTGCAATGGAAACAGCAGACGGGAACTCGATGTACCCCTCAGACGGAAGGTAGTACCCCGGCCTGAAAGGAATCCCGATGTAGACAAAGTTCCCTGCGATTGAACACAGCCTGCCATCGCTATAGAACAGCGTTCCGGCTGGAAGTGGAGCCTCAAACCGCATGCTGGATTGCTTCCCGGTTCCAGGCGTTGAAACATCAACCAAAGAAGTGCCGACAGCCACCGTGGAATGCAGTTTCGGAACCGACCCATTCACTTCGCTGACATACACATTGATGTGAGTCGCGCCATCCACCGCACCGGGCAGCGAAACCCGGATGTCTCCAGCGTTTTGAAGCAGACTCGCTGCCGAAATACCACCTTCTTCGCCAGTGCTGGCGTTGACGTAGGAAATGGCGACTTGCTTGCTTCCGTCAGCACCCCCAAGACTTGTCAGCGTAGGCTTTGCAGGAGTGGCAAGCGCCATGGGATACCGCGTTCCGGCCAGCACGCGGCCAGAGTCCGTCCCATTGGAGTAGTACCAATCAGACCCGATGCTTACGAAATTCATGCGTGCATCGCTGGAAAGGATTTTCACCAGCGTTTCGGAATAACTTGGCAGAGTGACTGCGTACAGAACCGAGTTTCTGACAAGGAAAGCACTTGACGTTGTGGCGATGTGCAGCGAATGCGGGTTCGTCATTGACTGCGCAAGCGTGACCCCGCGCCTGCGTCTGATCGTGCCCGCGTTGTCGATGTCCACGTTATCAGCAGACAGCAGATACTGACCCTCTCCCGTCTTGAGGGAGAACGCATTGCGTCTGGTGTTGATCCCCAAGAAAGGGCCGAAGTCGATTGTTTCCATATTGATCCTTTATGCCCATCCGATGAATCTTGGGCCGCTTCCAACTGACGCAGGGGATGCTGCAATTTCAGACCCGACATATCTCTTGCCAAAACTTGTCAACATCATCATTCCACGGTCGTAAAACGGATATGTGTAATCGACGTTGAATAGCTGGTAGTAGCTACCTCCTGGGGTTCCCTCAACAGCGGATACTTTTGTATTCCATGCGAACACTTTTACGTCTGGGTAGATAGGGGGTGTTGTATTTGAAGTAGTGGTCGCTGGGTATGAGAGTCCGTACCATCCTCCATGGTCTACAAACCCTGCGAACGGAACCCACGACCCAAAATCAATTACGTTGAGTTGTGTCGTCGTTGTGTTTGTGTACGTTGTCCCAGGAGAGTCCGCCTCATACGTGGATACATAGACCGCCTCCGCATCAAGGGATGGAACAACCGCTGTCCATTTGTGATTCCTCGAACCTGTCGCTACTAAGCGCGTAACGACAACACTCCCAATACCAACGACACCTGTAAATGGTGCCGAAAAATATTCAGGGTGATCCCATATATTTGGCGGATAACCACCTATCGAATAACCGTGGAACGAAACAGCATTTCCTTCCGTGTGGTGCGCTGTTACTGTTTTTGTTACCGTAATAAAAGTCCCGCTGTACGCCTCTCCGGAATAAGTAGTCCCTCCAACCTGAACATCCATCAAAGTACCTGATGAAATGCTTGCTTCCTTGTAGTGCCCGCTTTCATTAGCCTTTATGTAGCCGTACTGGTATTTATTGGCGTAGTATCCTGCTCCAACATCTGAGGTGTACTGCACTCCACTTTGGTCGATAATGAAGCTCTTAGGGAACGGCCCCGCAACAACGGTTCTTGACAGCTTTACAGGAACCCAAGCGTCATCCTTAAAGTACCCGTAGATAGGGATGTTTGTGAAGGTGAATTCTGGTTTCACTCCAGAACGATTCACCATAAGCGACAGATGGGCCAGCGGTGCCGCTAACGACTCGCTTTCAGGGGCGAAGATATTGAATGTCCCCCACCCGTCAGTCCATTCCCCGTGCGCAGCACTGGACGCTGACATGGATATAGTGCCTTCGGAATATGTGAACACAATACTCTCAGTTGACGAGAACCATCGAAGATCAGCGTAGCCCGTGCCTAGAACCTTATGGACTACCGCTTTTGCGTTACTTCCTGTAGAGTCAAATTTCCAACCATACGCAATTGCTGAACCATCGTTTGATGGTAGATAACTCCCGATTGCCTTCTGTGTGCTCAGGTCGATGTGACTGAGCGAGAAAAGATATGCCTCCAGCTTTGCCAGCGCGTCGGGATCAGTTGTCTCGGCGATCCGGTCTTTGATGACCGTTGCAACAGTTGAATTCGTCTGCTTGATTTCATAGGAGTAGCACGCGAAACCCGGTATTGTTGGGTTTCCGCTCGTTATGTCGATGACGAAATACTCCCCATTTCCGGCTGTGAAGATGCCCGCTGACTTGTGTGTCCAGTACCCTGGTTGCCACACAGCACTCGCCGTGGTGTTGCGGTACTTTAGGACAAGTTCTGTTCCAACGAGGTCGGGGTAGAACCCGAAGTTCGTCGCCTCCAGTGGCATTCCATACTGAGCCTGCATGAAAAGCCGCATCTTTCCGGTCCAGAGACTTGCGGGGAAGTTTCCGATGACGATCTTTTTGTTAACAGATGATGATTCCATCGCGGCCTTTTTTGCCGCCGTCCAAGTTTCCAGTGTCTCAGGTGGAGTGAATACGGTAGGCACTTTCCAGCCTATCGCCAGAGAGTCCATATCTTCTACCATGTGGCGATTGGTAAGCTGGTCCGTAGACTGCTGCCCGAATGTATCGGCCACAAGGCTTATTTCTCCGAGATAGTCAGAGCCTGTTCCGATGTCGATAAAGCTCAATTTCGACGGGTCAAGGCGAGTCGGTGACAAAGGAGCGGGGTACTCAACCAACAGGTTCCCGGTGTCCATGTAGGTGTACGTGACTGCAATTGACGTAGAGCCAATGACAGCGCCAAAGTTCTGGAACCGTGGCATTCCCCCGTGTGTCGTCAGCATCGTGACACTGCCATCAAGCTCGGTGCGAAAGTCTTTGCGGAACCCACCGGCACCAGTGCGGTCGAGCATCGTCCTTTCGCCGCCACCGCCTATGGCCGTTCCGGTGCGTGTTGGGAATAAGCCCTTGTAGCTCATACGCACATATCCGTTTCTTCCGGCTGGCCCAGCCCGTAGGCGTATGCGCCAATTCCCAGCATGGCGTAAACGTGCCCGATTGGCACAAGGTCAACATGGCCTGTCGCACTCGCGCTGATTGGCATGGTCGCAATGACATCGCCACGCGCACCACGCGCACCGACTGACTGAGCAGTGAACCGCAAAGCCCCGGACACCGTGCCAACGCGGCCATGCACCGCCTGGATGTCGCTTGTGAACTGGATTGGTGTACTGACAGCACCAACCACGCCGCGAACCCCTGCGCATGATCCTGTGAACCTAATAGATGCATTGGCACGGCCAACAGGCGGAACCATACCGACAATAGAGCCTGTTATGGTCAACGCGCCCGCTACGGTCCCCTGAGACTCAATTGAGCCCTCTGCAATCGCATAGAAGAAGTCCGATGCCGACACAGTTCCGAATGCCCCAACAATCCCATACGCTACAGCCGAAAAGTTGAGACTCCCCGACACAACGCCTTGAACGTGCCCAATCCCAGACACAACCCCGGAAATTGGGATATGGGAATTCACATATCCGGCGAAGAATGGCGTGTCTGTGGCCGTGCCGGTGAATCTCAGGAATTGGTAGACACTCCCGCCGTAGGCTTTCCCGTGGACTTCTGCGGAGAATGTGAGTGATGCAGCTACATCGCCAATGAACAGGGTTTTTGCCGTGCCAACAACTGATGCGGAAAACCCAACGTATGCGCTGACAGTCCCCGTGGCGATGGTTACGGTATCTGCCACACCCCCTATCGGGGCGGACGAAAGGGCGTGTCCTCCGATTGGCATGATGCTAGACCGTTATTCCGCCAGTCGCTGTTGTTCCTGCGACATCGCCTGGGAGAGTAAGCCCATTCAGGTAAATGATGGAGTTGGCCGATGCGTCATATCGCTTTCCTGTGGCTGAACCGCTGAATGTCAGCGTAGCCAAGTAAATAATTCCGACACCCGTAGCAGATGCAAAAGCGGAAGAAAACGCAGGAGTCCCGGTTATCGTGATCGTGTACCCCAATACCCGGATGTACCCGCCAAAATTACTTGTAAGGTGACACCCTGACCCACCAGTGATGCTGTAAGCCCCTGATGCTGTGACATTCGCATAGTTGTCTGAGCGTATGTGATGACTGGCACAAGCCCCGAAAACCACATTTGCAAATGACACGACAGCATAGTTCGCGGCATAGATGCCGTATCCTGATGTCGTTGTCTGCATTTTCAGGTCTTTGAGTGTGACCTTTACCATTGCTCCACTTGCGGTGAAGCAGCTTGCAGACGTTATAGAAATCACGACATTGCTTGGAGTCGTGCTGTTTCCTTGAATTACCAGTGTTCCAGAGTCCGGCAATGGGCTGAGTGTGCTTGCCCCTGTGTACGTCCCGTCTGCAATCTGGATTGTCACAGTGAACCCAGCAAACAGCAGGGTTCCTGTGGCTACATCAATCGCCTTTTGAATCGTCAGGAATGCACCTCCTGCCGTGTTCGCCAAGCCTGTATTGGAGTTGCTTCCGTCAGTCCGAACATAGTAGGTTCTGTTGGCGGTCAGTCTTTCCTTCGCCCATACAACCTGCACAGCAGGCATGGTGATGTAGACATGCTTTGACCCGGCAGAGAACGTCACAGCCGCATCTGCATTGCTGCTCGATGTCACTGTGGTTCTTGTGAGTGTGTTCGCGCCTGAGTAAGTCCCAAGCCCACACTCCCATTCGCCGGTTGGTGATCCACTGCCATCAACAGCTTGAATGGCGTAGTAGAGCGTGTCGCCAACAGAGCATCGCGCAGAGAACGCAGAAAACCCCGTCATGGCACCAGCCAGGGTAAATGCCCCGGTCCCTGTGCTTGTACTTGTTTCCTTTACCCGGTCTGCGACGACAAACGTCATTTAGGCCACCGACAGGACGAAACTTGAAACGATGATGGGTCCGCCAATCACGATGCTGGTCGTGTTGAGTTGACAGGTTCCGCCTGCTCCGGTTGCCGTGATGTCAATATCCATCACAGCAGCGCCGGTTGAATCGGCAATGCGTGCCCATGTGGCCGTGCCCGTGGCATCTGCTGCGGAATCCTGGGTGATGGCCGACATAGTGAGCGCACCAGCCGCGACCGTGCCGCAAGGGTCAGAGAACGTCAGCGTTCCCAACAGAACCTGAGAGCCGACAGCGGTAGCGACATCAGCCGGAATGGTCCCGGTGTAGACCTTCATCGTACCGGGTCCGGAACCTGCGTCGATAGCGTCACGAATTTGTGTGAGAGTGCTGTTCTTGACAGCAACTGCAAAACGGATGATTGCCATGATGATGATCCTTTGTATGAGGCATCATGCAAACCCATTGCCAAACTGGCAAACCTTAGCGATCACCAATAGGCTTTGTTGTGCGCCTGGCGGTTGGCTTGCGTTGAGCGACGGTAATCCGCATCCGGCCTGATGCCGAATACCCGGGTGAACTCTGCCAGCGCCTTATCTGACCGTCCAGTGTCGTGAACGTCTGCATCCGGGCGGGCAAAATGCTTGTGCAGCGCCCATTGAACCAGGTGCCGGTGGTGGACAGATCCAATCTCTGGAGACTCGGTAGCCGAATCTTCCATGTTCACCAATGGCAGGCGGTTGACTTCCAACGCAAGGACTCCGCTTGAGCTTGGGATGCATCCAAGCTGAATCTGCGTGTCAGTTTGAATGGCCTGCTGCGGAATGTCGGTTTTCGTTCTCCAGCCTGGTCGATTGCGGTCTTGGTCTACGCGGTCAACAATGGAAACCTCGTACTCAGTCGTTGAACCGGTCGGGGTGAATTGTGCGTAGGTGATGTCCAGAATCGCCGGATGCAATTGGTAGACGGTCGTCGGCGCTGTCACCGCTACTTGGCACACGGATGGAGTTGAGACATCGCTCAGAAGTCTTGCCCGGATGGCTGCTTCCTGCTCGGCCTCGTTCAGCCATGCGGTTACTGCAATGTCTGACGCAAGGTAAGGCGCAATGGAATCATCCGAATCGACTCGGAACTGCGCAATCAGGTCATCTAGTGTCATGGCGATCTACACCGCTCCGAACTGGTCCACCAAACCCGTAACTTGCGCACGCAGTTGGCCAACGTCCTTGCGTTTGTCCAGCTTCGTTCCGTAGTGGATCTGAGCGTAGGAATTCAATGCATCCTTGTCCATGATTGCGATGGAGTCTCGAATGTCCTGAACATCTTCCTCGGGGTCTTTTTCTGCCGGAATAGATGCGACCGGCGCATCTTCTTCGCCAGGTGCGTACACGTCCACATGCTTGAGCATCAAACGTGCCGTATCGAATGGAACCATGCGCGACTCGCCTTGAACAAAGTGAATCCGTGTTCCATAGGCTCCGTCGATGTACTCCGGTCGTTTTCCGATGTATTTGACGGATGTCAGTCGCTGGTCCATGTTTGTGTCCTTGAAAACAATGTGAAGGAAGGGCCAAAGCCCCTCCATTTCCTACCGATTACCTATCAGGGTGCGCCGGTCAACACGCCTTCAACCAGCACATCCAGCACGCCAGCAGCAGCAATGTCTGCGCCGCCAGTGGTGATGATGAGGTAGTGGTCACGGGCCAATGTGATTGGTGCAACTGCGGTGTTCGTGGCAAACGTGCGCGATGTTGCGCTCAGTGCCAGGGTATTCAGGAACAGGTAGTCTGCATCGTCCTGAGTCGTCACGCCGTCAACCGCCAAGATGCCGATAGAGCAAGTGACCGATGCCGTGAACAAGTCACTGACAATCGCCAATGCCCCGGTGATCTTGAAACCTGCCGGGAGTACGCCGATACGGCACACCGTACCAGATACCACGGCGGTCGTCAGATCGGAATCAGTCCACACGCCGGATGCGTTGGTGGTCAGGTTGAATTGAAGCTGCGTCTTGTTCCCGTAGGGAGTGCCGCCGAAAGTCTGTTGAGTCAGAACCTTCTTTTTGGTTGCTGTTGCCATTTTGCTTACCTCTTAATTTGTGAGTTTCTGAGAACGGACCAGCCGGTTAAAGCTGGTCCTGCCCGTCATGCCAGTTAGGCTTGCAGCTTCACGGCGGTGTCAATCGCCATCACGCCGTAGTCGGTGAACTGCTTGCTATCACCGTGGTCGATTTCAAACCGGATCTTGGAGCGGCCATTGATCGCACCCACCAACAGTTCCAGCTTGTCGCCGTGGTCCAGTTCCTTCTCAGAGAAGAAGAACGGATTGCCAGTCTTGACGTGCTTGCCCCAGGCTTCGGCAAGTGCTTGACCACCCAACAGAATCGCACGGTCAACCGCGTATCCAGTTCCGAATGCTGCTGGCACGAGGTCAGTAGCTGTTTCGGTTTCGCTGGTGTACGAAGCGCACCAACGCAGGGAGTCACCGGAGTAGAACCGGATTGGCTTGGGCATCTTGATAATCAGGATACCGTTCCACAAGCCTGCATCGCCCATGAACAGGGGGTTGTTACCGGCCTGCTGGCTACGCGCCATCGCGTTTGCTTGCAGAGTGCGGAAGCTGCCCGAGTTGGACTGCAAGAAGCTGGTGTACTGCTCACTGGAAACCAACAGCACGCGCAATGGGGAGTCTGCCGCCATCTTGTCGCCTTCAAAGACAACAGGAGGGGGAGGAACTGCCATGCTGTCCAGTTGGGTACGCAGTGCATCCACCAGGTCGGCATTCATCACATCGGTCGTTGCGATGGTGATTTCGTTGCCGGATGCCTTGATGGTTTCCATGCCGGAACCAGTAGACATGAAGTGACGGTTCTTTGTGGGAGCCTTCACGGTGTTCACTGCGATTTCGGCAAAGTCAGCGTCAGACGCCTTGGGAACTGCCCACTCGATGTTGTCGTGGAAACCACGCGCACCGGCCAAGTGAGTCAGAATCAACTGATCGGCCAAGCGGTTCATGTAGTTTTCGCCCAGGGCGCGGCCCAGCTTGCGCAACTCGTGGGGAGTGCGTTGCTGCGTCATCGTGTCACCGGCACTGATGGGGTAACGTGCCTGGTTGATGCGCAAACGGTCCTGGCTGAACGACATTGCGCGTCCCAAGCCCTCGGCATTGCGCGACCCCATGATGGGTTTTCCGCCCATTGGGTTGATCAGGTCGAACGTGATTTCATCACCGGCCATCTTCTGCAAGTCCATGCAACGCACGATTGGCATTTCATTGGACGATTGCTTGCGAATGGTCGATTCAGCGTCGGCCTGCTGCGGGAACTTGCCCGTCAGACGATTCAAGGTTGTGTTGCGCTGCATATTCGCAGCAAAAAGACCAGCCGACTGCAATGTAATTGCTTGTGGCGAGCCATACGGCAGTGTGGTAGCACCCATGTTAAAACTCCTTCAAAGGGACCAGCTACGCCATCCCGGCGTTGCTTAAAAAGGTTCAGAGAACCCGACTCATTAGGGCCATGATCTGCTCGGGGGATTTCCCATCGAACTTACTCATCAGCCCAACACTTGACATTTCCATCATTGCGTTGACTTCATCCGACACCACGTTTGCGCCTGCTGGAATCTCCGACAGACTCATTGGCGGTGCCGATTGGGCCTTCGCAATAGCTGCTTGCGCAGCCGCTGCGACATCCACTTTCGGTGGAATCACAGTCGTCTTACCTGTTGCCTCCTTGTAGGCATCGAGAACCTCGATGACTTCGGACGCAGTGCCTTGTTGTATGGCGTTTTTCAACGATCCACGTACGACACTTGGTTGCTTATCAATCCAGTTGTTGAACTCTTGGCTCGGTACAACTGATTCGACATCCGGATGCGCTTTGTTGATTGTTGAAAAATGCTCGTCTATTACGGATTCGGCTTGCTTTTCTTGCAGTGGTGCAAGTACAGCGGCCAAACGCGCCTCAAGATCTGCTGTTAGTGCGGCAGTTTTGCTGGCAACTAACTTTTCAACGCCCTTCGCAATCGCTTCCTCCGAGAAATCTCCAAACACATCGCCATGATCCACGGGTTCAGGTGTCTCCACCTTCGCTGCGGGTGCGCTTTTCAGTGCATCCAGTTGCGCCTGTAGTTCAGCGGCCATTTGCCTGGCCAATCGCTCCGATTCCCTTGCCTCTGCCAGCTTCTCAAACGGGATCGTGTGAATACCGTCTTTTGCGAGGATGACCGGCTCTGGCTTGGGTGCATCAACCACTTCCACCGGTGTTTCTGGCTTCACTTCTGTTGCTGCGGTGTCGGGCACATCGCTTTGCACTGGTGTAGTGCTATCGCCCTCGGGCAGAGTCAGCATTTGCATCGTCTGCGCATCAGTCAGTTCGCCATTAACCTGGTGTTCCAGATAAAACGCTTCTTGTGTCTTCATTACTTCCTTCGCCACTTGTCGCTGTGGCCGCTTTGAAGGCTACGAGGACAGGGACCGAAGTCCCTTTCACTCTCCATTTACAGGAATGCGACCCTTCACAGGGTTGCCCTATTTGTGCGGCCCTTCACAGGGTTGCGGTGTGACTATGCGATTGAATTGTTTGCTGTGCAAACCTTAGCGAAATTCAAGCTATTCCGTCGATCCTGCGCCACGGTTCTCCGGGCACAGTGCCGGATGCCGCGAGAAACTTGTACTTGTCCAGAAACTCAATAGGCGTTGGGTAGACCTGACGGTTATCCAAAATCATTCCATTGCACTCGCAGACGCAGTGCGGGTCATCGCTCTCGGTCAGGCAGAGAATGAACCGCGCCTCATAGCCAGCTTCACGTAGCGGTCGGACACAGAGCGCGGCGAAGTCTTCGCAGTCTCCTATGACCTGTTTGCGCTCCTGAAACATGGCTATCAGTTCCTGATACGTGCCCCAATACTCAACCTTACCGAACGCCGTGCGGTCATCAGCCCATCCGAAGATGGCTTTTGCCTGGGCGAACACGGTATTGATGTCAACGCTCATTTGGTAGCCTCAATCAAGCGGGTGAGCGCAAAGCCTGTCTGCTGCATTGCCATCCAGACACCAAAATAAAGGTTCTGCTCGTGCTTGCTCTTTGCGAGAAAGCTGCTGGTGTGCATGTACTCGTTCAGCGCCTTGGCTTTCGCGGCTTGCGTGGCCTGCTCTGCGACCAGATCGTTAACAATCATTTGAATGCGGCGATGCGCTCACTCAGAACTTGCCCGTACTGCTGCATCAATTTCCACTGACGCTCAAGACGATCCCGCTCTGCTGCGTCCAACTTGGCGAAGATCGGGTTGTCGAAAAACGATCCGAGCGCCAGCGTCTTTGCAAGCAGTTCCTCGTACTCGGTAACAACCCGTTGTTGGTGTGGTTGCATATTTGCCTCTTGTTTAACAATCATGGCCGCGTGTCCGTGCTTCAACACATCCAGCCGGGGGTGGTGTTTCAGCCCCCAAAATGAATTTGCTGGGCGTGCATGCGGCAATGAACATGGTTACTGCAACAGCAACCAACACGCCACAGAGAAACAGGATCAGCTTCATTTCCACCATTCCCAGCGAATCAACATCATCCAGATAGCGAGGGGTGTCATACGATTACTCCAGAGATAAATGCTTGGCAGTCTTCCAGGCTGGGCGGCGTCAGGTCAGCCCACCGAGCCGAGTAGTCAGCACTGACAGCAGCATGCAACAGCGACGGGTCTGCGAGCATTGCCTGCGCTTGCTGGTAGAAATCTTCGGTGCATGGCGTTGACGTGATGATGGTGTCGCCGTCGATCTGCCAACTGTCGTAG